GAGTGGAGCTTCGGGCTGGGCGATCAGCTTGGCTTTCAAGTTGAAATGACGCTGAAGGAAACAGCCGCCAGCGTTTATGATGAGGTCGATGACGGTCTAGTATATGAGCGCGACAATACGACCTTGCTGTCGCCGTTTGAGGTGCCAACGGTCGGCATTAGTTTGAGCAGCGAGTTGCGCCGAGTGCGAGGGAAAACGCTGTCGGTCTTACAGATCGACATAGCTAATTCTAGTAATCTTATGGACACCGCAGAAGTTCAGTATCGAAAAGTTGGCGACGCCAATTTTACTTCTTTAGGATTTCTTGGAGCGTTTATCGGGACTGACAGAGTCGAAGTAATCGGAATTGAAGATGGCAGATATGATATAAGGGCGAGAGCGGCAAATGCGCTCGGTGTGAACGGGGATTTCACGACCACATCAAACTTTAATGTCGACCCTTTTTCTGCCGCCCCGGCAGACGTCACGGGCTTCACCGGAAACATTGTCGGAAGCAACTTATTTCTAACATGGAAGCCAGTTGCTGATTTAGATTTGGCGCACTACATCATAAAATATGCAAGCGCAGTCGCTGGGGCGACCTACGGCAGCGCAGTCACCGTAGCCGAGGTTCCTGCAAGCAGTAGCAGCTTGCCCGTTGCGGATGCTGGGTCAGGCACCTACTTTATTAAAGCAATCGACGACGCAAGTAGCGGTTCTAACGCCTCGGTTAATCCTGCTCAGTTCATCGTTACTAGTGTCTCTATTGAGCCATTTAATGTTGTTGCTACGGTACGGGAGGATCCCGACTTTACTGGCGTCAAAGACAATGTGATTTTGCGAAACGGCAGTCTGCAGCTAGACTTCATCCCGCTTTGGGATGAGGCCACAGGGCTTCTTGACGCCAGAACGGGCAACCTTGATGATTTTACCGGGTTTCAAACCTCTGGAATTTATTATTTCAACAACACGCTAGATCTGGGCGAAAAGTTTACAAGCAGGATGAATCTTAGCTTTACTGGCGGAAGGTTCGACCCAACCGAATTATTTGACGCGACGGCAGGTTTGTTCGATTCTGCAACTGGATTATTTGATGACATCGGGACGCTTGCTGATGATACATCCGTATCAATGCAGCTACGGCACACAAACGATGACCCAGCAGCGACCCCGACTTTCACGGATTGGCAAGACTTTTCGGTGACAGACATAACAGCAAGAGCTTTTCAATTTAGGGCGATTTTGAGTAGCACTAATGTTGCTGTCACTCCGACGATTTCAAATCTGGCGGTAACTATAGACATGCCGGATCGTGTCGCTGCAGCGAGTGACATAACATTTGTCGGAACTAAGGCGATAACTTACCCAAACGGATCTTTTGCTATCACTCCTGCGATCGGTCTGTCTCTGGCAGATTTGGCGCAGGGCGACAGGTACACCATAACAAATAAAAGCAAAAATGGGTTCACCATTAACACGTTCACCGGGAATGCTGTCAGCACAAATTCGGTAAATATGGACTATGTAGCCAAGGGCTACGGAAAGGAATTGACCTAATGTCGCAACACGACTTCGTAATTGACAATCAAGGTTTCCCTGCAACAAGAGCAGACCTTAATCTTGCACTACTAGCAGCCGTTTCTAATTCCTCTGGAGCCACCGCTCCTGCTACGACATATGCTAATCAGTTCTGGTATGAGACGGACACTAACATCCTATACATAAGAAACGAGGCCAACGATGCTTGGGTTGTCGTTCTTAGATTAGACACAGCTTTGCTATCTACGAACACTGAGTTAAACCAACTAAATGCAATCACCAGAGGCTCTCTACTGTACGGAAACGCCTCTGGCGCAACAGCTAGATTAGCGAAAGGTGCGGCGGGAACAGTATTAACTTCTGATGGCACCGATTTGTCCTTTGCGGCTGTTGCATCAGGTGGTGGCACATCAATTACGTTCCCGTCGGATTGGGCATCGCCAAGTGCTACTTTTACTTCTAGCGGCACTTGGTCAAAAGGCTCTTTAGCCGATACTGATTATGTTTGGTTATACCTAATGGGTGGTGGCGGTGGCGGGTCAATGCGTGAAACGCCTTCCGCTGGAGTTGTCTCAGGTGGTCATGGTGGAACCCCCTTTTTCCTGTACGGAACGGCGGGGATTTTAAATGGGACTACTTATATAATCGCTGCGGAAAGAGCAGGGCGTACAACCAGCGACAGTGGACAAAGATACAGGCAAGTAGTTGGGAATCTCTCAAGTTTCACTCTACCAGCATCAGCGGGTGGTCAGACGTATAGCACCTTACATGGGTCAGGCTCCCAAACAGCTGAAAGTGTAATAAAAATTATATCAAATTCTGGCGGTCGAGATGTAATCGATTTATCTGGGTCGTTAGGGGATTTTACGTTAGAAATAGCAGCTACTGGATTTACCGCATTCGATACTGGTTTACCCAGTGGTGTAACAAACAGATACGGATTAACAGAGAAATCCTACGGCTCATCTTCTACAATAGAGCCTGCTCAAGTCGTTATTTTCGGCGGCGGGAACGGTGGGGCTTTTTACAATAATCCTAAACCTCCAGGACTTAGCGAATTTGCTGGCAACGGTGGCGCATCAGCCGCGCAAGGGATTACGGGTTCTGTTCCTGGCGGAGGAGGTGGAGGCTCATCAAATGGTTCAAATAATGGTGGTGTGGGTGCTGCTGGCAATCTGCGTCAGTACAATGTGTAGGAGATCGCTATGACTCAAGTTTGGTATCAAAAGACAACAGGTAACGGCGCAGTTTTTGATGACGATGCAAGCCTTGCTGATTGGCCTGACTTTCAAGAAAGTGCTGTGGCAGCAAGCGCAACCCAAGTACGTGCCGACCGGGATAACCTCTTAGCGGCTTCTGACCACAGGGCACTAGCCGACAGGATTACAGATAGCTGGCGGGCGTACAGACAGGCGTTGCGGGATCTACCAGCGCAATCGGGCTTCCCCGTTGTAACTTGGCCAACAGAACCTGATGCCTGATTTGGATGACCGCGTGTCAAAATTGGAGCGCGACATGGTAGAGCTGCAGACCACAGTGCGCATTCAGCTCAAAGACCTTTACAACCGCACCAAACGTGTCGAGGCGGTACTTTGGGCTGCGCAAACGGCCAGCACAGTATTGCTTTTGACGATACTGACAAAGATGCAGTGACACACGTATTCGTGTTGGTCATCTGGCTGGGCATCGGCGCTGATCGTTCTCAAATCCAAGAGCTGCATTTTAAAAAACTGGAAACGTGTCTCTATTTTGCGCGCGAGATCGTGCGCCGGTACGGATATCCTGAGCCTCGCGACAGGGCCACGGCGTACTGCTTGCCGAAAAAGGTCGACCCACAAAAAACCAAAATATATTAAAAAAGAGTACGCATATGCCTGTTGCTGAAATCCTCGCTGGGATCGCCCTAGTATCTAAAAGTGCGGAGATAATTTCCAAGGGTATCTCTGCCTGCAAGGATATTGGTGGCGTTGCGTCTGAAATCGACAACCTTTTTCTCGGTCAGAAACAGCTTGCTCAACAGGCCAAGCAAGTCAAAGCAACCGGCGGCAGCGCAACGCAGATAATCATTGATCAGCGGTTGGCCGCTGAAGCGATTGCGGATTGCAAAGCGCTTATCATAGGCCGTTTTGGTTGGGACTGCTGGCAAGATATTATCAAATTGCAGCGGGAAATGGATCTCGCGGACAAACACAAAGCGGCTGCGGCGGTCAGGGCCAAAGCGGAGACTGTCGAGACCATGCAGGATGTAGCTGTTGTCGGCGGCAGCGTGTTCATTGGCATTTTAATCTTGGCGGTCGTTGGGGCTGTCCTATTAGCAATGGGGTAAAACATGACTTTAGCAATGGAACGAATATTAGCTTGGAGAATTATGCCAAGAGTAATGATGCTGGCTATTACTATTATGACGTTTAGATGCACTGCGTGGATGATTGGATTAGAAGATCCAACATTAAACCAATCTGGTTTTTGCAGCGTCGTATTCGGCTGTTTTTCAGCAACTTTTGCTGTTTGGTTGGGGAGTGAAAAAACATGATCGGCGCGTTGATAGGGCCGCTCACTAGCCTAGTCGGATCTTGGATGGACTCGAAGGCAGAACAGCAGCGCGGCAAGCAAACTGTCGCCAGAGTGAAAGCTGAGAGCCAAGCCGCAGTAATGGTGAGCGCTGCTACTAGCACAGCCGATTGGGAAAAGCTGATGGCCGAGGGGTCAAAGTCCAGCCTCAAGGATGAGTTTTTTAGCGTGATCCTAGCAGCGCCCTGCATCCTAGCCTTTTGCGGCGAGTGGGGCCGCACAATTGTTTCGCAGGGATTTGTCGCGCTTGAGGCCATGCCAGAATATTACAGATATTTTCTAGGGTGCGCGATAGCTGCAAGCTTCTCGATCAGAGGCGCAACTAAGTTTATGGGCAGACCCAAATGACCACCGATAAGGTGATCCCCCTGCATCCCCCCAAATCTGAAATCGATCAGCAGTGGCAGAAATTAGAAGCCCAGCAAAAACAAATCAAAGAACAATTGTTGAAAATTCTGGAGACAAAGCACAAATGAGAAATATTACAGAAATCGTAATTCACTGCACAGCGACCCGCGCAAACTGGATGGAAGATAAGCCAGTTGAGGACGTTGTAAAAGAGTTGACTAGGTGGCACACGGAAAAACCGCCAAACGGAAACGGCTGGTCGGATTGCGGTTATCATTACGTTATCCACAGAGACGGCACTCTCGGCACTGCGCGACCTGTTGAGCGCTCAGGCGCGCATTGCAGGGGGCGCAATGCGCAATCCATAGGCGTCACACTCTGCGGCGGTCGTAGCGGTGAAAGCACAGATAAAATTCTGGATAACTTTACGTCAGATCAGGAGACGGCGTTGCGTGATTTAATCGGTCTTTTAAAAAATAACCACCCCAAGATACAAAATATCTCAGGGCATAATCAATGGTCGAATAAAGCATGTCCATGCTTTTCTGTGCGCGAGTGGCTGGGCTAGTCAGGCCATTGCGGCGGTCTGTATCCGTCTAGCATCCATCGCACAACTTGCTGCGCGATGGGGTTAACCGGGCGCGCATCATCCTCAGATTCCCAGCGTCGAACTGTGCGCGGATCTGAGTTGAGGATGTGGCCAAGCTGAGTGGCAGATAGGCCCAGCTTGTGCCGAGCCTCTTTGAACTGAGTGGGGGTCATTATGCTGTCTCCTGCTCTTTTACTTTAGCCAAAACACCAGCGTGAACTGAGGGAGATAGTTCGCTGAAATCATCCATCTCTAGGCTATACTGCTCTGGTGTAAGCGCCTGCTCTATTTGGCGAACAATTTGGCTTAGTGGCTCAGATAATACATAATCGCGGTCCCTACCCGCTTGTTCTAAAAGCTGTCGTGCTAAACGAAACTCGGCGCGAATGTTTTGCTTTGTCCACTCTGATTTAGACAAGGGCCAATTGTGCTGTGTCATTGTGCTGCCTCGAATTGAACCATTGCGGCGGTGATTTGGATGTAAGCATAAACGCCATATCCAGCTTGGCAAACGCCGGCGATTGAAGCTGCATTGTTTGTTATTTCGTAATCGTAGGTGTCATCTGAACCGATACGCATTTCAGCACCACCGCCGAGTAGGCCGTCCTCGACTTCTGAGCACACTGCGCTCACATCCCAATCAATATTGTGGCGTTTCAATTCGGCGGCAACGTGCGATTGGCCTTCGTCGCTTAGGCACACTGGAACAAATGTGTGTAAATGATCGGCTTCAATGACAGCGTTGACCGCATCAAGTGCCGCCTTTAAATAATGATTTGTCAGCGCGGTGTTGCCATCCTTTTGGGCTTCCATAGCCAAGCGCATCCATTTGCGCTTCATTTCATCGCGTTTGTTTTCGTCAGTCCACCAATCGGTATGTTTCCAAATCTCAATAAACTCGGCTTCATTGTTGGCGTTTGCCGCAATGCGCTTTGCCTCTGAGTTGAGGATGTCAAAGCGGCCTGCGATGTCGTTAATTTCTGAAATGTTCATTGTGTCTCTCCTATAGATGGGCGTCATTGCCCGGTTGAGGGGGGGGGCCATTGGCCCCAGGTTTGCGGTATCATTGGCCCCCCCCCTGCGGTTAATTGATTAACGCTGTGCCTTTATCAGTGACGTATGCGTAACCGTCAGCTTCATGTATGCCACGCGAAATCAAACCTGCATCAATAAGCTTTTCCATTTTTGTGCAATATGTGCTGTAGCTTTTGGAAAAGTTGGTTAAAGGGCGGCCCAATAAATTAACATGGATTGGTTTTTTGACGCCGTGTTTTGCTTCTGATGCAACGGCGTTTTCCAAAATTTCGCGCTGTATTTTTGTCAGTTTCATCTTGTTCTCCTTAGATGGGCTTGATTGCCCTATACATCTAACATAGGGCCATTGGCCCAACATTGCAAGCGGGTAAATAAAAATAATTTCACCACCCCTGCATTTTATTTAAACTCATTTGTTTTTCTCCAATTTTAATTTGCCGAGCAGGTCAGAGCGCAAATAACCGCGCATCATAATATTTTGACACATTTTCCAAGCTGCGTGCTTTGATCTGCCTGTCATGTTGGCGACCGCTTGATAGGTTGGACATTTTCCATGCGTTGCGTGATGTGCTGCGATCACTGACAACACGACAGATTGCTTGCGTGTCAGTTTAATGGACATAGCAAGGCAGCGGGGTGCATTCGACTGTTTCTTTGTTGGGATCGTCATCAACTGAAACAAATTCAAATTTGTCAGTCATTATACGATCATATCCATCCTTTTTGAATTGTTTGCCAATCATAGTGCTGACAAGATCCATTAACTTAGTTGCCAATTCTTTCTGTTTTAGGCTTGATTTAGGGTCCTCAATAATTGCCTGCCAATTTGTCCATTGATCGCCAAAGCTATCCATTTCAAGGC